GTACTATATGGATGCCTCAAAAATAAGAGCCGAGAAGAGTGATATGTTGGATAAAGTAAATCATTACTATTATTCAGCAGATTGGGTTTATCCAAAAAAGTTTATCCCAAGAAAATTAGCAACTTTCAATCCTGCTAATGACGAAGAACAATCACAAGTTTTTTATTATACAACACATAGTTGCGGTAATAACTACTACGCAACACCTGGTTATTGGGGAGGTGCGACAGCCATTTCAACAGAAGTAGAAATATACAATTGGTGGTTTAACAACATTTGTAATAACCTTCAACCTTCTCTTTTTGTTTCACTCAATAACGGAATACCTGCACCGGAAGAACGAGAACAAATCTACCAATCTATGACCGCAAAGTATGGTGGTTCTAATAATCCTGGTAAATTATTTTTGACTTTTGCGGAGAGCAAAGACCAAGCACCTGAGGTCACACAAATAACACCAAATTCAAGTGATAAAATGTGGCTTGAGATGGGAGCCGCAGTTCAACAAGCAATTCTTACTTCACACCAAATTAGTAGTCCCGAATTATTGGGTATCATAACTCCTGGTGGTTTAGGCACTCCCGACCATTTAGAGGCACAAGACCATTTCCAACATTTAGTTATTAAACCAATACAAACAGAAATCAAAAAGGTTTTTGAGAAATTGTTATTAGTAAGAGATGGGTCACCAGCGGAGATAGAGATTAAACAATTTGAGATGGTCACAATACCAGATGCCGCACCAACAGAAAACATAAACGTTGATAAAGTTGAAGAAGTGGGAGTTGATAAAAATGAAAACATAACAACAAACAATGAGTAGTCCAGGTATAGTTCCACAGAATATATTACTTGTTAGTGAAAACAAGTTGAAAAACTTTACAGATATTGATCCGAACGTAACATCATCGGTGTTATTGCCGTTCATAAGTGTAGTTCAACAAACCAAACTTGAATATATCATAGGTGCCCCTTACTATCGTAGTTTATTATTACAAGTATCAGGTGGTACAATTACATCTAATAATACAGATAATAACTTTTTACAATACTTCGTCCAACCTATGTTGATATGGGCGGCGTATGCGGAAGCATTACCGAGTATTTTTATGAGAATAAAGAACAATGGTATTGTGACGGGTGCTGAAAATACTATTACTATTAGTGAAATGAATTATATGCAGAAAAGAGGTGATGATAGGTCGCAATTCTTTGAGCAGCGTATGATTGATGAGATTATCTTTAACTCAAACTTATATCCGTTGTGTTTCAACTACACAAGTAATCAAGGTTTATTTCCTCATCTTGGAAAGCAATACTTCTCGGGAGTTCATCTTACAAATGGTAATTGGACTGATAGTCCAAGAGATATGTTTAGAAATACAGGATTACAGTGGTATAGTGACCCAACTTTTTATTGTTGTGGATGGTAAATAATTTATTATGAATAACGAACTTATATTAGTCATATCAAATAGTTTAACAGCAATTGCTGCTTGGTTTGTTGGTCGCAAAAGACAACAAGCAGATACAGACAATCAAGTATTAAAGAACTTGGAACTTGCCGTTAATTTATACAAAAATATAATAGATGATTTGAAACAAGAAATCCACGACTTAAATATAAAAGTTCAGGACTTGGAGAAAAAAATAGACGTATTACACGAAGAAAATAAAAAACTTAAAGGAAAGTTATAATGCCAATACCTAAGCCAGAAGGTGGAGAAACTGAAAGTCAATTTGTTAGTCGTTGTATTAGCAAAATTATAGATGAATACGACCAATCACAAGCCGCAGCAATCTGCTACAATACTTATCGCAAAAAAGAAGAGATGAGTAAAAAAGAAAATATATTTGTACTACAACCGAGGAAGTCTGAGAATAGAGGCAAGTATTTATCTCGTTGTGGTAATAACTCAAAGATGAAGACACAATTTCCTGTGATGAAGGAGAGATTAGGTTTTTGTCTTAACTCCTTCAACGAGTATTATAGGTATTGGAACAAATTAGAGTTTTCTGAGGTTCCCGAAGATAGTGCGTTAGGTTTATGTATTGCCACAAAAAAGGCACAAGGGTTTGATTACAAAGAAGCCTATGCCAGATGTGCGTCAAAGGTTGTTGTGCCATCAGGTACAATATCTTTGAATGAGGATAATTTATTGATTGAACCAGTTGAGTTTCAGGATTGCCCACCAGCAACATTAGATATTCCATTAAACCTTGAAAATAGACAAAAGTGTATAGACCAAGCCAATTATGGTCCATTAGATCCAAACTTACCAAATGAGGATTATTGGAAGGAAAAGGCTGATAGATTTAATACAAAACCTGATGAAGCAAAAAAGGCGTTATGTGGTAATTGTGTATTCTTTATCAAGACACCAGAAATGTTAGATTGTATTGCTTCAGGTTTAGGTGATATTGGAGTGGATCCATACGATTCAATTAAAGCGGGAGATTTAGGTTATTGTGAGGCTTATGACTTTAAGTGTGCGGCAAGTAGGACTTGTGATGCGTGGGTTGTAGGTGGTCCGATTACCGAGTAATAAATAAATAATAAAAAAAATAAAAAAAATATGAGTTTTAGTATATCAAATTCATCGGCATCTGCGGTCATTACAGACATCACAACGCCGAGTAGTGTGACTGGTGAATTAACCATCACAAATGGTTCATTACCACTATCTGTTGGTGGTTTTGTGAGTGGAACAAACACAACAATAACAGATACAAAAGGTTCTCCTTATGGAACATTTCAAATGTTTTTACAACAAGGTGATGCTTTAATTGACACTTACGTAAATAATACTTTGTATTCAAGTGAAAGATATTCGTCAGGTATTATAGAAATCCAAACACCAATAATTCAATCAGGAGATAGTTTGACTATGGCTGTGTCCGATCCTTCGGTTAGTTGTTTTGACCTCAAGTCATTCAATACTGTTAACTCTGGAACTGCGGAGTTGATGATAGAACAACCTGATGGAAAAGCGATTGTCGCTGGTTATTTCACAGAATATGATGGTGATACATCAATTACAAGAATACAGAGGTTTAATACTGATTTGTCCGTTGATACTACATTTGATGCTGGTACGGCTACAAATAGTGATATTTACGCAATGGCATTACAACCTGACGGAAAAATTGTAATAGGTGGAGGATTTACTACTTATAACGGAGTGGCAAGAAGAAGAATAGCAAGATTAAATACTGATGGTTCTTTGGATACTTCATTTGTAATTGGAACTGGTTTTTCTGCTTCTGTGTGGGCTGTTGCGATTCAAGAGGACGGAAAAATATTATGTGGAGGAGATTTTACTAGTTATAGTGGAACTCAAAGAACTAGAATAGCAAGATTAAATACTGATGGTTCTTTGGATACTTCATTCAGTGGAGTTTCATTTGATAATACAGTTTATCAAATAAAACTTCAAGACGATGGAAAAAGTATTCTCGGAGGGGCGTTTATATCAGGAGGGACAACTTCATTAGGTCGTATTTGTAGATTAAATACTAATGGTTCTTTGGATACGACTTTTGGTCTTGGTGGAGGATTCAATAATGATGTGTATTCACTTGAAATTGACTCTGATGGAAAAATTATTGTCGGAGGAGCATTTACACTATATAGCGGTCAAAGTCGTAATAGAATTGTTAGGTTAAACTCAACTGATACATTAGATAATACCTTTAGTATCGGTTCAGGATTTACAAAAAATGTTGGAGGGGGATATGTTTTTGATATAAACATCAAAAATGGTAAATATGTTGTTGCTGGAAACTTTGACAACTATAACGGAGTTGCTGTTGGAGGATTTACAAGAATAAATAACGACGGATCCCGTGATACTACTTTCAATAGTGGAACTGGTTTTGATTTTGATTTTGTAAATACATTTTCAAGTCCAATTTTGACACTATCAAATGGTAATACCCTTGTGACTAGTATATTCACAGAGTATAATGGAACACCAACTCCTAACTTTGTTGCTGTAGATCCCTTCGGTAAATTATTAAATTGTACGTAAAATATTTCTTTACAAATGGAAAACTTTAAGTAGATTTATATTTAGGTGTGATAGGGGGTTATTCTTGTTCGCTTCCATTTCAGGTTTTATTTTTGCCCCTTATCATATTTCTTATCCTATATATCCAAACGCAGGTGACTAATCCAGGTCACCTGTTTTTTTTTTTTAACTTTTTTCAACTTTTTTTTTATTGCGCTTGATTTTTTTATTGCGCTTGCCTATATTTATATATATATAAAAAGATAAGAAATATGAAAAATAATTTATTAGTTAGTGGAAGCACGGGAGAATTGGTTGATTGGAACGTTGAAGAAATCATCAATAATAAAAAGGGTAGAAAACAGGATAGAGATCGTATCACGGATTATGCTTGGGATAATAGGATTGCGAGAAATGGAATGACTTACTTGGAAATAGAACAATTTAACAATACATTTAACCGATGAAATACAATTTAGAATATCACCCGACAAAAGATTTCAACCAAATGACCGAAGAGGAACTTATGGAATATTTGGATGACAAAGCAGAGTGGATACAAAAAAAGTATATAACTCGCCCTTTAACCAATTATCATAAAAAACTTGCGAGAATGATGAGTGGTCTTACAAAGGAAGAAGATATGAAAAAACTAAACGAACAAGAAAAATAAAACAATTATGGAAAAAACAACACTAATCAATACACAAGATTTTGAGACATCACTTGAAATATGTATGAAGGAAAATTATGGAGAAGAGTTTTTGATACTCTTGAAAAAAGCGAGCGGTAGGATTATATCGTCTACAAAAGAAAGA